GATGCTACTGATGATTCTACATTCTTTATTGATAATTCATCATTTAATTCGTCTTTTGGTCCTTCATATAAAGGTGACGAAGCAGTAGAATCATCAGTAATGCATATTGGTGTAGGCGATTTAACTAATATTATAAATTATGGAAATAGAAATGCTAGTCAATATGGATATGCTCAATCAGATTTGACTGATGGTTCTGTATATTCAACTACAAATGATTTTAAAAACGCGTTTAATTTTTACAACATCAATGATAAAACCCCACCAAATATAAAGAAAGAACAAATTAGTTCTTATGTGAGAATAGAGTTTAATACTCCAATTGGTTTAGATCGATCAAAAGATTTTCCAAATGGGTTTATAAGAGATGCTGGATCTGAATATTTCTTACCATATATTGTAAATTTAACTTCTGGTCCATTTGGAAGACAAGGCGTAAAATATAACGTTGCTGTTATAGGAATGGATCCTTATGGATTTGATGTTGCTGTTAAGAAAATTAAAGATGATTTACCTACTAATAGAAAATTATTGGGTGTGGATAAGGGAAATTATTACGATTGGTGGAATCATGATACTGGTTCTGTTCTTGCTAAGACAGATTATTTAACATCTGATTATAACGGAATGGATCTGTGGCCTGAAGTTGGATTTGAAACTGATTATCCTTATTATGCATATGATCCGATGCAAGAAGATTTACATGGTGGAGGATTTGATTTAGATTATCATCTTGGTGGTGGTTATTATTTTGAAAACGAATCACAAGACTGGATGGAATCACTATATCATTACGGAATGAGTTCAGGAAAACAATTTGATCCTCTTTATAGAACGTCTGTTCTTGGATCTTATATTCTTCCAAACAGTTATAGAAAATTAAAACCACATAGATCTTGGTGGTCATTATTTGTTCCAAGAAATCTTTTTATTCCAATAAGATTTGCAAATATGTTCAAAACTCCAAACACAAAAGCAAGAGATTATTTTGGAGGAAAAGGAATATTTACCATATCTCCAAATTATTGGAGAAATTGGTATGGAAGTGAATTTGAAACTTGGTTGCAACTTTCAGACAGTCAAACAGTGCAAAATTTATTACAATCAGAAGCACCAAATATATCATTCTTTGTACCAGATCAAGAAAATAATTCTTCTATATCTCCACACAATACAACACTGAATGGTTATTTTAAAGAATCTTTAATGAATTATTTGGCAGGAAATTATATTCTTTATAGACCAGGATTGGTTGCAACTGATTTATGGAAATACGATTTAAGTGGAGAGACAGAATATGGTTTAGTCACTCCTCCAGTAGATACAGAATATGAATTTTTTGATCGTAATTTTGCAATGCAATTTACTGTTTTTGCAAAAGGAAACAAAACATGTGAAGACTTAGGATTAAAATGTTCAAATCCGCAAGCACTTTTAAATGGAAAGGTACAATCAGCAGGAGGTTGTACTGCTGATCCATATTGTAATTGTCCAGCAAAAAATTTAATACCATCTGAACCAGAACCAACTTACCTTGAATTGTATAATTTATATAATGAAATAAATGAATGTTTATTGATTAAAGAATATCTTGGATCTGATTGGTTGGGATGTGAATTTTCAGATTTTGATTCTAGTTTAAGTTGTAATTGTCCAGAACAAGGAAAAAATTTCAAAAAATATCTTGAATATAATAGAACTTACTCTACTTTCTGGAACGTTCCAAAAAATCTTCCTTTGTATAGAACTGCTCAAGTAAATCAGTTAAATTCACAAAAAATTAAAATTCGTATTCCCCCAAACGATAAGATCAATATAGGATCTTTAGTTGAAGTTATTGTGCAAAATGATGTTCCAGAAGAAACAACAAATCAGTATAAAAAAATATCAGGAAAATGGTTAGTATCTGAAATAGAACATATAATGATTGGAACTTTAGGATATTATATGAATGTGACTCTTGTTCGAAATAGTTTACACTATGATCCAAATCTAGCACAAACACCAAAGGCAGTATTTGGAAATCAAGATAAGCAGGAATAAATAATATTATGCTAATTAAAAATTTACATTACACCGACATACCTTTTTTTATTAGTAAAAACGGATTTACAAATGATTTGAATGTAATTAAAGATTTGGGAGCAATTCGTCAGTCTATTAAAAATATTATAATGACCAATAATGGAGAAAGGTCATTTGATCATGCTTTTGGATGTAGCATCTATAATTATTTGTTTGAAAATTTTACAATAGACATGGTTGTAAAAGCACAATCAACAATTGCTGGAAATATACAAAGATATGAGAGCAATCGTGTGGGAATTAATGATATAAAAATATTAAATGTTCCTGCTGAAAATAAAATAAATATTATTGTAGATTATAATATTCCAGATGCTGGAATTTCTGACATCATCTCAGTTAGTATACTAAGGACAAGGTAATGGCAACAAATAACACACCTACAACTCTGGGAAGTCTAGAATTTTCTCAAATCAAAACAAATCTTACAGATTTTTTAAGATCACAATCTGAATTTAGTGGATATAATTTTGAAGGAAGTGCTATCCAAACAATAATTGATTTGTTGGCGTATAATACATTTTATTATGCTTATTATGCAAATATGGTAAACGCAGAAGCATTTTTAGACAGTGCTCAAAAAGAAGATTCAATAATATCTCTATGCAAACCATTAGGATATACTGTTCCTTCTAAAACTTCATCAAAGGCATTGATTAGAGTAAGCGGAGCAGGAACAATTCCAGGAATCACTGCTGGAACTTTATTTTCTACTAATGATGAAAATGGTGTTGCATATAATTTTTACAATTTAGATTATATTCCCCTAGTAGATGGTGTTAGTGAAAATTTTTATGTTTACGAAGGATCAGCATACGTAAATTTTGATGCCATACCTACATTTGATTATGCCAATCAAAAAGTTTCTATTGCTACACAAGACTTTGATCTTTCTACGGTTAAAGTTACTGTAAGTGAACAAATAGATGAAGTTACAGAATATACTTCAGATTGGGTAAAATTAAATAACATTGGATATGTTTCGCAAATTGATGATAATATTTATTTTATCGAAAGAACTTCTTCTGGATTTGCAATCCTATTTGGATCTACCAATTCTTTGGGTAGAACCATTGGAGACACAATTAATAAAATTCAAGTAAGATATTTAAAAACAAGTGGTTCTGCTGCAAATAATTTATCATTATTTACTTGTCCACAGATAGCAAATTCAATCGTAACCACAACCACAACTTCTTTTGGTGGAAAAGATAGTCCAGACTTAAATTCTGTTCGGTTTGCTGCTCCAAAGTATTTTGCTTCTCAAGAAAGAGCAGTGACAGTAAATGATTACAAAGCACTGTTAATTGAAGCTGGTTATTTTACCGATGATACTGAATTTAATGTGTTTGGTGGACAAGATTTAACTCCTGCCCGATTTGGTCGAGTCTTTGTAACTACTAATAATCCCCTAAATGATGCGGATATTGATCAATTTATTAATTTCTTAAAAGAAAGAAGCATAGTTACTGTGCTTCCAGAATATGTTATTTCTAAATCATTAAATTTGTTTGTAGATTTTAAATTTGGACTGGGAGCATCTACTCAAAACATTGCAAGTAATCGTTTACTTGCAAGTCAATTGTCAAGGGCAGTTTTTAACAATTCATATAGTAAAAATAAAAAATATAACGTAACATTCAGTGCTTCTGAATTTATTAATGAATTAAATTCTAATTCTAATAATATAGTTAAAAATTTGGTTATTAATCCAGATAATTTTACAATTTATGTTTATCAACAATTATTAGCAAATAATGATTATATTTTTAATTTAGGAAATGAACTTGAACTTCCTCTGTCAGTTTCAATTGCAATAACAGAACCATTTGATTGTGAATTAGATGGAATCAAAACATCAACCACTGGCAAAAAAGCAATATTAAAAATGTATGCAACTACTTTAAATGCTAAAAACACACAACAGTATCTTCAATTATGGTCTGTAGATGCAAATGGCGTAGAGGAGCAAATTCCTGGCACAAAATATGGTACATTTATAGCATTCAAAGGATCAATATCAATTCCTACTGGAATTATTGCAAATACTGCTGTGTTGAATGTTAAATTTAAAAATAAATCAGTTTCTATTGGACTTAATAATTTAGTAACTTTAAACGTAAATAATATTACGGTAGTATAATGTTATCAACAACTCTCAATTCCCAACAAGATACAGTAAAATCAAAACTTGCTGAATTAGCAGTAGCAATTGATCAATTAAATACATTAGTATTTGACAATTCCAGTTGCGGAACAAATTATAGTATTGCTAATCAAATTCCACTTTGGATAATTTACGAAAAACAAGATAGACTAAATGCTGGAAATTCTGGATTGTCAATTTTTGATTTTATACAAAAATATTATGATTGGTTATATTGTGATGTTTCTGGATATGAATTAAATACTAATCTTATAGATTTAATAGATGTTGAAAAAACAAGAACAGCATTTTTAGAAAGATTATCGCAAATTTATGTTGACGGATTTGATCTTAAAGGTCTTCAGCATAATGGGGGATTGATAACTTCTGATAACTTAGTAAAATTTATTAAAGCAATTCGAAGAAATTTTTATCATAAAAAAACCACAGAAGATGGAATTCGATATCTTTTTAAGACTTTGTTTGGACTTAGTGATGAAGATGTAAAAATAGAAGTTCCAAAGAAAAATATTTTAAGATTAAACGGTGGTAAATTTTATGATGAAAATTTTGCGTTTATTGGAAGAACAGGATCATATGATCTTTTGGGAACATTAAGTGGCAGTTATTTAAATGGTTCTCGTATACAAGATGGTAATTGGATTCAAGATTGGTCATACTTATTAAGTGTTGGAATTATAGCATCTCGTTATAAAGACACTTATATAAACATAGCACATCCTGCTGGTCTTAAAATAGTTTTTGAGAAAACATTAGCAGATTATCAAGGTCCAACTTACGATGAAAATATACCATTTGTATGTGAAA